AGCAACAGAGAAAATAAAGAACATCTAGAATCAGCTAGATGAATCTACATTGAATGAAGGCTTCTTCAAGAGTGTCTATGACTTCCTTTTCAATTCGCCACCAGCTTGGGTCGAAGAGCCAACTGGATTCAATTTAGCTGCTCCAGAAGAAGTGTTCAAAGACGACGTGAAAGGCGGAATCGCTGGCTACAACAAAGGAGCAAAACTTGGAGCTGCTGTCGGTGCTACTGCAGTCGGCGCAATGATACCAGGCGTGAGGGACGCTGCAGTCTAGCTCGCGAAAACAGCTGCGAAGCACCCAGTCGCCGCTGCAGCGACTGGCCTTGCAGTCGCTAACATTGACACAGCAACTGAAGTAGCAAAAAATGCCGGAAAAGACTTAGGCACGTTTGCTTAGATGATGGAGAAATTGCAGCCTGCAATTGACACAGTGTGCAGCTGGTTCAAGCCTCTAGTTGACTTCTTCAAAGACCATCCTATATATGCATCTACTTTAGGCGCGATTGGATATGGCTTGCTGAAGACATACCCGATATGGTGGCCTTACATAAGAAGGCTTTCATATGAGATAATGTCTGGAAAGACTCTTGCAAAAGTAGAGTTTGAGTCAAATGGCACATCATATACATTTGAATACACTTTGAACAAGAACAAGTGGGTATTGCTAGACTCAGGCAAATTGTCTTCTGCTGAAGACAGCATGTCATTTGTGAAGACTCAATTCGCGTAGCGTTTCATGCAGTAGTGCAAGAAGAATTTTGAGGCGCTATTCAACAACAAGAAAGCCATGCTAGCTCAAGCATCACTTGTTGGTGGAGAGCAATTAGTCAAGGCTTTTGAAGACTTCTTCAAAGATGAAAGCAAGATACGTTCGAGCATGTTCACGCAGAAAGTCATGTTTGAAGAAGACTAGAATTGTTCTCATTGACTTTCATTGACTCAATCCGCTCAATCAGCTCTGACACAGCTTCAAACATGTCAAGATGCTTGTTTGACACAAAAGTGATGGCTCTGCCTTTCACTTTCTCTTTGATATGAGCTTTAGCGTGAGACTGCAGTTTCTTCACAGCATCTAAGAATTTCTTGTCTAAAATGAATCTGTCAAGCGATTTAGAAATAAATGCTGCTTTGAACATGTTCCTGAACATCATCTCTGACATGTGTCTATATATGTCATTAACCTTTATAAGCTTGTCACTTTTAGTTTGGGCATTGTCATATATGCACTTTATTATATTGAATAATCCATACCATGTCTGGACATTCATGTCTAACCATATAGACACTTCTTCAGGCTGAGCATCTGGATCTGCAAGTACACTGCTGTTCAAGACGTCAAACTCATATTTGTTCTTGTTGTTCATGCTTTATCTATTTAACTTATAATTAAAGTATTTTAAACAGTTTAAAAAATGAATGCCATGATGTAAATTGTAAACATGTGCAACGCGATTTTCATAGACTACAAGACATTGTTCAATGCTGGTGCAAATGACATCACTTCAGCATCATTCAACGCATTGAAAGATGTTGTCAAGAAATTTGATGATGCTAGAATTATCTGTGTCAACACAGAAGAAGAGCTTCAAAAAGTGTTTGACTATGATTTCTGGCTCGATGAACTTTCTCAATTCTTGAATTTGAAGAAGTCATTGTTCTTTGACATCATTCGGTTGAATTCATGGAATGAAGCATCTGGAAAAATATCAAGCTGGTTGTCGGTGAATGAGGTCAAGTCTTTTGCTATTGTCATCAATGGCAATAATGAAAATGCAAGTGGCATTGGCAAGTCATATGCGAACAATGTCTTGTTCTGTGACAGCTTTTCAGAAGCAACAGCAAAGAACGTGTGCTGGATTCTGTCAAATTTCAACAGTGCAGTAAGCAAAGATGACAGCATTTTCTTCACAAGTGATCAGCATTTTTTTCATGCTAACATAATCAAGTACTGCAACCGTTCATGGAATTCAGGAAAAGATGAAGCTGGAAACATCATTGTGACAAATGATGATGTCATTAGGATGAATGAAGAGCTCATAAGGCGCTGGAATGCTGTTGTAAGCAAAGACTCTATTGTATGGCATCTTGGAGACTTCTCTTTTGGCGGAAAAGACAACCTTGAGAAGATATTTCCAAGATTGAATGGCAGAATAAATCTAGTAATGGGCAACCATGACCACTACAAGATAGACTACTACTACAATGTAGGATTTCATAGAGTGTATGACAAGAAAGTCATCATAAATGACTTTGTCATTTTGTCGCATGCGCCATTAATGTTCTTGAATGACAATACGCCATTTTTTAATATATTCGGACATATTCACAATTCTGATGTATACCAGACATGGACAAAGCATAGTTGCTGTGTATGTGTAGAGCGCCATGACTACACTCCAGTTCCATGGCATGCAATAAAAGCAAAATATGATGAACTTAATAGATGTGTTTAGATTTCTAGCATTGATGATACAATTAAACTATGAAATGCGAATTGTGTCAGTGCGAAGTTGACAAACTTACGGTTCACCATTTAATTCCAAAGTCACGCGCAAAGAACAAGTACAAAGAAGTCAAAGAAGATCCATCTAATTTGATCTGGATCTGCAGAAGTTGTCATGACCAGATCCATTCTCTATGGGATGAGTCAACACTTCGCGACTTATACAACACAAAAGAGAAGCTGCTTGCAGCGCCAGAAATGAAGAAGTTCATTACTTGGAAGATAAAGCATCCAGATTTCACAGGGCACTCCAAGATGAGCAATAATAGAAAGCATAGATGACAAACTGTATGGCAACAATAAATTCCACTACTTATGACTGGAATAATATTCCTCTTGAGTTGAATTGGAAGTTCTTTGTCTATGACATAAGCATGGAACTTCCATTAGACTACTCATTGCATTCTAGGAATAATGACACTAGATCTGGAAAATGGAGATTCAGTGAGAAAGACTTGATAGATCTAACTCTAAAGACATCATATGAAGATGAGCCAGAAGTCACATACAATTTGGTTGCAACTGCAATGTGGCACGTTGACTGTGAGCATAAAAAAATGTACAACGCATATGTTCTTAGTGCTCCAAGAAAGCATTTCAACATTCCTTCAATGATTACTTTTGAGCTTGGTCCTTTTGTGTGGGTCATCTTCAACATGCATGGAGCATGGCCAGCTATACACAGAAAATGCGACTTAGATGACAGCAACTACTTGACATACAACCACAAAGACGCTAATGTGTTCATCTGGGACAACTACAATATGGTTAGAGGAGACTATTGAATGGAAGACATAAAGCATGTTCTAGTCAAATGTTTGAGGAAGAAACTAGCTTGGAACAATGAAGTCATAGTAGAGATTTCAGAGAAGAAGCTTGAGATAATAGATGACAAGATCTTTACAGCTACAATAGAGAAACTTGTAAATGCTGATCTCAAAGGCATAATTGATGTTCCAATGTCTAGAGAACTAGCTCTGGCAGTTGATTTTTCATCGTTGAGATATAGTTTTCCTTTCATCTCTATTGATGATGTTTGGGTGGACTTTGGAAATGACTGGGCCGTATTCTTGATCAAGAACAAATTTCCAGAGTATGAACTGTCTTTGAAGAAAGTCATAGGTACTTGAAATGTCAATGTTTGATCATTCTAGATTAGATGAGATGAACTCTGAGCTAGTCTCATCTTTGGAATTCACAGAAGCAGAGATCAAGAAGCTGCTGGATGAGAAATGCAGAATAAGCAAGCTCTTGAAGATATTAGAGAATGATCTTCTGAAGAATGAAGAGAAGATAATAGCTGGCTATGTCAAGATGATAGACTCTTTATATGAGTTGATTGATGAATTTTCTAGAGATGGATTCAGCAGCAAAGCAGTCCAGAAAGCAGTTGGCAATGTCAGAATGATGTTCTTTGATGACAATGATCCAGCATTCAGAGACATCGCATGTGTTGATGTTGACCAAAGTCATTCATCGCATTGCATAGGTGTGACATTCACTTTTGAGAGTTTTTCAAATGAAGATCATGCTTTTTCACTGTTCATTCCAGCTGAAGTGGAGATAAATGCTGAAGCAGAAGAGATATTCGAGATAGACTGCTACATGTGTCTTAAAGTCAAAGTTGGAAAAGGTGAAGAGATGGCTTTCATCGACAGATGCCGCACATTGAGTTATTTAGAGATGAAGAATGCTGTAGATTCATTGATTAAAGAGTTCAACTGCATTGAAGCTGGCAACCACTGAAGATGGTTGCCTTTTCTCGGCATAGGAGTTGTAAATTTGCGTTAATATGGAAAAAAATCCAGAAAATATTAGAAGATTGATGAATTTAAATCCTGGAGATTTAATTTGGGCTTGCATGCGTTTTCCAGTGTTTTCAACTAATGATGGCTATTTTGGACATTATTTTTGGGGAGACAATTATGATCCTTGGGAAATTCACTGTATAGAGGGAAAGTCTCCAACTGCATTCAAGCCACAAAAGATCTTCTATGAAGGCCGGTTTGATGCTGTTGGATCTTCTAGCGATGTGCTTTTTGTGTTTGCATCATGCAAGAATCCAACATCTGGATATGACAGATTTGTTCTTCCACTCTATTATGAAGGCTACAAGCCACCAGAGCTTGAGATTGATGCTAGGACTTTTGCCAACATAATTGATGACAAAAGGCTGCTGAGATTTGACTGGATTAACTTCACAGAAGAAGAGTGCTTGAAAAAGTGCAGAAAGCTGAATTCAAGCTGGCAGTTCTGCAGTGGAATTGGCGCTTATGGAAAGTGGTACATGAAGACGATCGACAAGATGAAGAAAGAGCTTGCTGAGTGCATGAAAGCAGAGTGGGTAGTTGATTCAGAGAAGCAGATAAAGAAAGATTTGAATGGTGCTGTAGATGAGTAAAGATTTCTGGCTGAATGATGAATTGACCATCAAGAAGGCATTCATACGGTCTAAATCAAGCTGCTTAGAAGAGTACATAGTAAAGAGAGACTTAGAGCTTGGTCTTTCAAAGTTTGAGAAGACTTTTGATCCAGTTATTCTTGTCGAGAAGCATTATAGACTTTGTTCATTTATAGAGACTGTTGGACCTGGTTTTCTCTTGATGTCAAGTTTATGCTTATCTTTGCTTCTGAGATGTTTTGCTGGAATTGTGTTCTCTGGAGCTAGTCAACTAGCATTGAACATTTCCTTGATTTCACTTCATTTTGGTGTGTTAATTATTATGTTTGCATTGTTCATTCTTGTAATAGATGGTTTGTGCGTGAAGAACTGCATAGACCACATAAAGAGATTCAATTGATGAAAATATTTTATATTTCTCTATATTGAATTGAATCAACTTCAAGACTTCTATCCAGTTCTTATACTATTTATCTACTTTCTATGAAGTTTAGTTTTGTCTAAAATAGAGTACAATGTCTATGCAGTTGAACTTAATAAAGGTCTACAGATGACATTCACAATAACAAAAGGCATGGCCGGTCGAAAAGTAGAATCAATAGGCAAGTACACTTCAGACAGCATTGACAAGATGTTTGCTGACTTCTTTGAATGGAAGCAGAAGAACAAAGACTCTAAGAAGTACTATATCGCGTCATATGAACGCCATATCATGAAAAATGAAGACCACCAGATCATAATTGACTTTGGTGACTACTCTTACTTTGGCCTCATCAAAGCGAATAAGAAAGAGTGGAAAGCTCTCATGGAGCACAAGTGCAAGCCTGTAAGTCTAGAGGTATGACATGGAGAAGATACTTTCAGCTCTACCTGAGAAGTTGCAATGGATGCCGCGGAAGCTTTTTGAGCATAAAGATGTGAAGATGGCTGTCGCATTAGTGCTGTCAATGATGCAGTCTCCAGCAGACAGCATTGTCGAGCATGAATATGATGTCAATGGACAGAAGTGGCATGTCTTCCATGGAAAGACTTTCAAGTTCACTTTCTGTGAAGACCACTCATACAATTGCTTCTTCAACAAGCTCACTGGTCACAATGTGAGGTTTGGAAAGATTGTTGATGAAGATCCTGAGATGTGCGAGCTTGGACCAGAGATTGCAGACATCGAGATTGTCACTGGTTCGTGCCCTAAAGTCAGTTCTGAGAACTGTAGATGGTGCTACAAGAACAATACTTCCGCTGCTGGCAAGGTGATGACCCTTGAGCAGTTCAAGAAGATTGTGATGGGGTTTCCGAGAAACCTGTCTCAAGTTGCCATTGGTATCACTGGGGTAAAGTCAAATCCATATCTCGCTGACATGTTGAAGTGGCTCCGCGAATATGGCGTTGTTGGAAACCTCACTTTGACTGGTGCAGACCTTGATGATGAAATGACGGACGTTCTGTGTCAGTATTGTGGTGCTTGTGCTGTTAGTTGCTATGACAAGGCGAAAGAACTATGCTACAGCACAATCAAGAAACTCCATGACACAGCACAGGAGAAGTTCAAGCGAAACATGTCTGTGAACATGCATATTGTGATAGCTGATTTTTCCATGTCTCACATAATGGATGTTCTGAATGACATCAAGGATGGAAAGGTTCCTGGACTCAAGTCTGTTGTTATGCTCCACGCTAAGCCTGTTGGACGTGCGAAGAACCTTGATTGTAGTCTCTCCAAGGAGAATCTGACCAAGGTAATGAAGTTCTGCCTTGAGAACAATATTTCATTTGGATTTGACTCATGTAACGGGCACAATGTCCAGGACATTCTGGTTGAAATGGGCAAGCCGGAATTTTGCAGCTCAATAGAGCCCTGTGAATCTGTTAGGATGTCTATCTACTGCAACGTGGATGGGAAAATCACACCATGCAGTTTTGTAGAGCATGTGTACGAGGATTCAGCCATTGACCTGCTTAATGGAAATATAAAGTTGATGAATGTATGGACAACCAACAAAATGTTCAATGAATTCAGAAATTGTAGTAAGTGTTCCATAAGTTGCCCCATCTACGCGCTTGACTGCAAGTAAATACATATTGTAGTTCTATGCTATACTGCACTGGTTTGACGGCCAGTGCTTTCATTTTATGTTGAATTTGGTAAATAGAAATAGTGACACGTCAATGTCACTATAATAAAGGTAAAGTAAAATGAGCATAGAACAAACATCGCAATCGATGTCTGCCGAGTTTGTGCAGATAAATGGGATAAACTATTCTGGATTGGACAAAATCAACAATGACTTGGAAGTTCATTATCTGATATATAAGATAACGAATATTACCAATGGCATGTATTACATTGGACAACATAAGACATGCAATCCAACTGATACATATATGGGGTCTGGGCATTACATTGAACGAGCAATAAAAAAGTATTCATCGAGTAACTTCATCAAGGAGATTTTGTTTGACTTTGACAATTTTGATGATATGAACAACAAGGAGAAGGAACTTGTTTCCGTTAATGAATGCTATCCGAATAACCCTATGAGTTACAACTTGGTGGAGGGTGGTAGTGGTTAGCTATCAGATGATGTTAAGTTGCGTATCTCAAAGGCATTGAAGGGGAAGATGGCGGGAGAGAACAACCCCATGTTTGGATATAAATGGTCTGATGAACAACGTAAGCACCAGAGCGAAGTAATGAAGGGTAGACCTGTGTCAGACGAGTTTCGAGAGAAGTGTAAAACACGATGCATAGGAAGTGGCAATCCAATGTACGGGAAACACCACACTGAGGAAGCACGAAAGAAGATTTCTAAAACAAGAATACAAAATGGAATTGCTGTCGGTAAGAACAACCCTATGTATAACCTCAAGGGTATGACTGAGGAATAGAAAATTCAATGGAGAAAGAAGATTGGACAAGGGAACAAAGGGAAGAAACGTACAGATGAGGATAGGAAGAAAATGTCGGAATGGGTAAAATAGCATCCATATAAACGAATGCATCACCCAATTACCAAGAAGATTGTGAATGTGCCAATAGAGCAGGTTCAGACGTATTTGGATAATGGTTATTTAATGGGAACAGGAAGAGCAGATAGAAAGGGGAAAGTTGGTGCACAAGCGGGTAAGAGGATAATGACCTCACCTAATGGTGTTAAGAGATATATCAAGATAGAGGACATCCAATCGTTTGTGGAGCAGGGATGGAAATTGTCAGATCGTTCCAAACCAATAAAATGATGATTGGAGTTTCTTTACGGGAATAGTTTACTTTGACAAAGAAATATGGTATATTTATAAATGTTTGGACGTAGAAGGATGTCCGCAAGTTCCTTCAACAGGAGTAAAAGATGAAAAAGTTGATACTTGTCATTACATGCCTTATTACGGTCATGTCTTTAGCTGACAACTGTAAGAGGTGCAACAACAAAGGATATTTTGAGGACTATTTCATGTGTCCTCTGTGTCGGGGGGGGGTATTTCTTCATATCACTCGCGTGGTTTGACCTATCAACAGGAAATACTCGTTGGATTGAGACAACTTATTGGACTGGACTCCAAACCAAGTCTGATGTTCGCAAGAAAATGTTCTCATTTAAGAAATGTCCATTATGTGAACATTCAATGAAGAAGGGTGGGTTGAAGTTTATGTATATCTGTTCGTGCGATAACAAGGTTAAGATGAAGCCACAAGTTGAATTGGCGAAAAAGGAACTGTTCAAGTTATGCAAGAAAGTTGGAATTACAAGTATTGGAAGCACAAAGGACTTCAAGATTAATGATTGGCGGGCTCTTAATGCGTGGATTCATCTGAAGAAGTCATCTGCGCGTGGAGAGGTGCTCCGGAAACTTGTATACGAATATACTTCTGAGGACTTCTTTAACATTGAAGCAGCTGATTACAAGCGGGACGAGTCCAAGTACCAGAAGCGGATATTTAGTCAAACAGACGATGAGAGCAAACACAAAGATGGTGATTATGTGGTTAACATTGAGTCAAGTTCTGAGAAAGAAAATGACAATTGACTGCCCCTGCTTCAAGATTCTGGAGAACAACTCAAAGAAGGAGAACTGAAATGGATTTCAACACAATAGGCGCATTGATATATTCTGGAGTGGCAATTGTGGTTGCCATCATATCTGCAACCGTCATTCGGGTCAAAGAGGGCAACTGGCAGCAATTCGACATTGGGGATGCATTCCTTGGCATGCTTTTTGGTGTGGTGTGGCCACTTACCATTGTTTCCTGGGTTGTGTATTTGGCATCTGATTTCCTATACAGTAAATTCTACAAGGTAAAGGAGAACTGAAATGCTGAAGTTTGTGCCAATAGTGGGCATCCTGCTCATTGTGATTGGGATAGGGTTTGTGTTCTGCTACTCTCCCGTCCAAGTGCAATCCGAATATTCCACCAAGATTTCCATTGACAAGCCAGACAAGATTGAGAATGCAATTTCAAATGTCGTGTCTGATTTGGAGAAAAGGGATTTCGTTCCTGTCCATCTGGCGGTGAATTGGCATCCATTAAGCAAAACCTATGTGGTCTTCGCAAAGGGAATTGACAGAACCAAACTCTGTTCCCTCGTTGGAAATGTTCAGGAGAATTGAAATGAGCATAATCAAAGTGGTCAATGCGTTTGGTTGTATATTCATCGGATTGTTGGGTGCAATATGCTGTATTTCCCTTGTGGGAATTTTGCTCAGTATTTCATTTGATGAGTTCAAATACAGTTTAATGGATTGCTTTCTGACATTCATATCTTCCTTTGTCTTGATGGGATTTATTGGACTTATATGGACTATGCTAATCCATCCTGAGTATTTTACTGAATAATAATAAAAAGGATAACTGAAATGAAAAGAATGTTTGCCATATTGAAGCATCCAGTTGACTACTTCAACCTCGTCAGATTGAGGGAATGGGTTGTCATGCTTCAGGCGTCAACCATGATGCTCAAGATTGACGAGCCATCGGTGTGGGATGTTGACAGAATCCACCAGAACATCAACGCCATGTATAGGCTTTTCCACAAAGACCCCAATGTTCTAAAAGAGAGCAAACTGCTGTGCAAACATCTGTTCTGGACTCTTCTCCTTTCAAGGTTCAAGAAGTTGGAGATTTCTCGGGAGAGGGCGAAGTATGTTCTTGATTTCTACGAACTTATGAAGTCCTCATTCAAGGACAAGAACGAATTGATTGAACTGATAAGGTTCTTGAACAAGGCAGTTGAAATGTTTGGAAAGATTTAACCTAAACAGAAAGGAAACAAAGCAAAATGAAAGCAACACTAATCACATTGGCGGCTCTAATCGGCATTGGTCTGGTTGGACTTTGCATGGTCATGTCCAGCAAGAATGGGGCAATCTCCCTTGAGGAGAATGTCAACGTGGCGAAGTCCGGGATTGATGTCCAGCTCTCAAACAGGTTCAACAAATTGAACGAGCTTGCATCTTGCGTGAAGAATGCGGCAGCGCAGGAATACAAGACCCTCATGGATGTCATTGCCCAGCGTGGCGGCAAGAACATGGATGGAAAGGGATTCAAGGCTACGATGGCTTA